TAGTAGCTAATGTTCCTGAAAAATTACCAGCAAAAGTTCCTAATGAACCTGCTCCTGTACTAAACGTAGGTGCAGTAGATGCAGTTAAGATTGCATTTGTACTTCTTGCAGCTCTACCATTTTCTAATTCTATTCTAACATAATAAGTTCCTGTAGCTAAAGTTACATTAACTGAAAGTGATGTTGCACTTGTAAATGAAACTGTATTAGCAAGTGTAACTGAACCATCAGTTTTAATAAATTCTACTATTGGTATTGATACAAAATTTGTTCCTGTAATATTTATAGTTGTAGCTGTAGCTGGAGCAATTGTTTGAGATACATCTGCTACTGTTGGTAATGTTGGTTGAGGTACATCTGCAAAAGATAATTGTCCTACTGCTGTTGTTCCTGAGCCAGTTATTGAATCTACTTTTAAAAATTTACCAGCAGTTATATTTGTAGCTGGAAGTTTCATTGTATAGCTTTGTGCTGCACTATGTGCTGGAGATTGTAATTTTACACCATGACTATTACTTTCACAATTAAGTTGTATTGCTCCACCATTAGTATTTCCCTTTACTTCAACAACTCCTGTACCATTAGGAGCTAATAAAACATTTCTATTACTTGTTGTTACAATTGAATTAGTTTGTACATCTAAGTCACCACCTAGTTGTGGCGTTCCATCTTGTACAATATCAGTAAGAGATCCTGCAACAATAGTTATCCATGCACTTCCATTGTAATATTTTAAAACATTAGCAGTAGTATTGTAGGCTAAATCACCTTCATCTAAACTAGAAGAAGGATCAGAACTAGCTACTCTATATCTTGATGCAAAGTCATTTACACTTCCAAGATTAGTTGCTACTTCATTAACACTTGCTATTGAACCACTTACATTATTAATAGCTGTAACATTACCAGATGTAGCTAATGTATTTAAATCTGATACAAAATCGCTAGTCGCTAATAAACCAAGATCAGTTACTATATCACTTGTAGCAAGTGTATTAAGATCTGAAATAACATCAGATGTTGCAAGTAAAGCCATATCAGCTATAACATCAGCATTTCCTAATAAACCAATTTCAGTAACCTTATCTGCAACAGCATCTAAATCTGCAACAACTGCTGAAGTACCAAGTAATGCTAAATCTGCTACTGCTGCTGTAGTTCCTAATCTACCAATTTCTGTTGCTTTAGCTGCAACAGCTCCAATATCAGTAGCATCATTTGCTACTGCAGTTATATCAGTTTTAATATTTTCTACTGCTGCAATATCACTAGCTATAGCACTTACAGCAGTAATGTCGCTAGTTATTGCTGCAAGAGCAGTTATGTCTGTTATATCTTGTGCAAATTCTAAACCATTACCTGAACTGTTAACTGATAATACTCTATTAGCAACAAGATTAGGAAATGTAATATTAAATGTATTTGCTGTTGTTGCCGAAGCTCTAGGAGAAAATTTTAAATCTCTTTCTAATTGCTGAGCCATTGCTGTTAATTTATCTAATTCATCATTAAGAGAAGCTATTTGAAAAGCTCCAGATGTAGGAAAGTCTGTAGATCTAGCTATTGGTAAATCTCTAGATATTGTAATTATATCATTAAGTGTAGCTCCACTACCACCTAATGTAATTGATCCACCACCAGTTACACCTGCTCCTGTAACAGAATATTCTGTAGCATCACTAGGTGAAGCTGCAAAGCTTAATAGTGAAGATCCATTAAATACTTTTAAGTCTGTGTTTGTAAAAAACTCAAAACCTACAGTAAAAGATGTTTGACCAGAAGTAGCAGTATATTGTACTCGTGGTTCTACATCAGAAATATTAATTGCCATTAGCGTAATCCTTTTTCTATGTCGTCAAATAACCAGTCCAGATACCATACGTTCTGAAATGGAATTAATCTACGCACATTACGTGCTGTATAATGATTGTATTTACCTCCACCAACATCATACATAATATCAAATATATTATAAATTTGTGATGCCGAAGGACCAAGTAAACCAACTTTAGATTTCATAGAAGACCCATAAGGTCTTCTTGCACCTACTAATGGTCTTATACCTATTCTATTATCTGTAAGAGCTTCTATTGCTCTATTAACATCTACATAAATTCCACCTAATCCAGATCTGTCAAATGCATTAAGAAGTTTTACACTTAAAGGAATTTTACTATAATCTTTATCAAATCTCATTGTACTATAAACAGAATCAACTAACATACCTGTACCCATTAATAAGATTGATCCAAATAAAAAATCTAAATCTTTTTCTTGCATACCTCTCATTAACATTCTTTGTGTTGCTGCCATTGCAAATTTTTTAAATTGTACAATAGTACTAGCTAACTCATAGTTCATAAATAATGGAGTATCTCCTTTTCCTGGAGTAACAACAGTAATATTTATATCTTTATTTAAAGCTCCACCAAAAGCATTTTTAGCTGCGTCATCAGTCCACTCAGCAGTGTTAGCCATATAATTATATTTTAATTTAGTTCCATGTTGTTCATATGAATTAGCTATTCTTCTAGCTGTATCTTCATCAATTCCAGATGCTGCTAATTTAGTTTTGTTTTTATCTGATAAAGTACCTTTACCCCATTTAATAGAGTCTTCTATAATTCTAGAACCAATCGTAACTGATGCAGCACTTTTCATAAACTCTGTCCATCTAGACATTAAGTTTACATACATAAAATTAAAGTTAGCTGCTTTACCCATCATACCTTCTATTTTAGAAGTCATACCAAACATATCTCCAATATCAGAAAATAACATAGCTCTTTGTCCTGTAATCATATCTACTGCTTCAGCAAATGATTGAGCTTCTTTTTTACCTGCTTTAAAAAGACTACCATTTTTTCCTAACATATCTGATAACATTTCAAATTGTGTTTTAAATCCTCTTTCAATACCAGAAGTCATAACTATTCTGGCAACGTCAGCTGTCGCTGCAAAAAAACCTGTAAGCATTGTAAGAGCATTGTAATGTTTCATTGTTCTCATAGCTCTAGAAGTCCAAGCATGAGGATCTGCAGGTAAACCATAAGTACCTCTTACAAGTTCTACACCTGCTTCTAGATCTTCAAGTACTTGGTTTTTTTCTTTAACAAGTTTAAGTTTTTGTTGTTTAGTATTAGCTTTAAATATTCTTAAATTATATTCTTCTGCTACCTGCATTAAGCCTGGAGATGCCATAGAATCAGCTCCGTCATCAATAAGTTTATATCCTAAACCATTAGGATCTCCATATTTTCTTGTAAATAAAATATCTGGAGTTACTTGTCTATAATATGTTTTCATTAAAGAAAATATATCGCTAACAATAAAATCATTATCTATTAATTTTAATTGAGCTTCTTTTGAAAGATTCAATTCTCTAGCTCTTGTAGATCTAGCATATCTAGGTCTATTAAATACATATCTTTCAAGTAATAAATCTTTTACATCATCAGTGTATTTAGTTTTTTCAAATCTAATAAAAGGAAAATGATTTGATAAGTCATCTACTAATTTATTTAGTTTTTTATCATTAATGTATCTTCCTTGTTTAATTAAATCTTCTTTAATTATTTGTTTAAATAATGGTTTGTTAGCATCTATACTAGATTTGTTATAAATAATATTAACATAATCTTTAACTAGATTATTAGATCTTTTAAGTCTGTCTTCTAATTTTGCTATTTTATTTTTTATTTCTGTTCTTGAATATGTAGTTTGTGTACCATCTACTTTAGATCTAAATGTTTTAGTTCCTTCACCTTTTTTTACCATTTGATCTAAAACAGATTTCCATAATTTTATTTCTCTTTCTATAGGAAGTTTTCTAATACCTAGATCTTGTACTTCTTGTCCTATTGGACCATATACTTTTTGTTGCGTTACTCTAGCAGCAGCTGCTATTTCTGGAATATCATGTTGCATACCATTAAGTCTTGTTTTAGTTACTTCTCTTGCAAACTCAGCTAAAGACATTTTATCATTAAATCTATTATGTAAGTTAACACCAATCTCTGTTTTAAATTCTTTTCCATCTTGTACTCTTTTAATCATTAACATATATTGTTCTTTGATTTCTTTCATAGCTTCTATGTTCCCTACTTCTCTCATTCTTAATTCTGTTTCTATTGATCTATTAGTAGATCTAAATCCATACTCTTTAGTGTTTTTTAATTTAAGTAAAGGTGTGTCTAATATATCTGCAATCATTGTTCTTGCATTTTTAGATATAGCTTTAGTAACTCTAAATACATTAGTCCAAGGACCATCTTCACCAAAGACCCCTAAATTACTTTTAACAAATGTTTCACCTTCAAATTCTTGTTTAGGTGTTGGTTTTATTTTTTGTTCACTAGCAGCAGCTCCTACACTTCCTGGTGTTGGAGGTTTTTCTGTAGGATTAATAAACTTTCCATCTTCATATAATTTTTGATCAATTCTTTTAGGTATAGTATTTATAGCTTTATCTCCTTCTATAATTTTTTGTTGTGTTGCTGCACCAACATTTCCTTTAGCCATTTTGTTTAAAATGTATGGTAATCCATATCCACCTGCTACAGTCCAAGGAACATAAGAATCTTCTCTTGTAACATCTAATTGTTGTTTAACTATTTCTTCAGCAGCAAATGCTGTACCAAATAATTTAGCTGTACTACCTAATTTAGTAAATAATAATAAACTTGAAGGATCTGTAAAAGCTCCAGTTACTCTACCTAAATGATACCAAGGACTAGCATAATTTGTTTCTGCTTGATTTTTTAATTTATTAATTATTGATGTTGTTTCTGCTTGACTTTTACTAAACATAAACAGATCATAATTATCTGCATAAGGTATAATTTGTTGATCTTCTTTAGGATTATAGTTTTCATCTGGTGGAAAATCTTGGTTTTCCATTAAGTAATTAGCTCCAATAGCTAATAAA